AATCTTGCTGACTCCGCGTTCGTAGCTCATGGGAATCGCGCTGAACTGAACAGTCGCTGTATCAACCGATGTTCTAATCAGCGTATTTTGCTCAATGTTCAGACGAATAGTGCTGCCGCTGATTGACTGGATCCTGGCGCCAGAGGGCACAAAGTTACCAGACACGGCTATTCCTGGCACTAAGCCGGAGATGTTTGTCATCGTCAGACTTAAGCCATCGGAAGACAGCGTGCCAGTTCGACCGGTAATGCTTGACGATGAGTTGGCATTCTGGCTCATCGTGATCGTGTTGCCGTTTCGACTAGAGACTGTGGTCCCGGATGGGACGCCATGGCCATTGATCGGATCGCCAGGATTGATGCCAGATCCGTTGGCGACAATCAGTTGGTTACTGCCAGATGTGACCGATCCAGTGGTGTTCACAGCGCCAAAACGCTTCTCGCAACTTGACAGCCGCTTGCCGCATACATCGTTTGCCAGTGTGGCGGCAATGCCATCGTTGGCATCGTAATAAGAAGTTCCTGTGTAGCCGCACTCTGCGCCGCGATATTTCCACTGGCAGATGTTGGCGACGGCTTGGCGACGCGGCAGCCGGACGCCAGCCAGGTCGAAGGCAGCGGCACACTCAAACTCGACGACATCCCGGTTTTCACTGACCTTCTGCGAAATGTAGAAGATTTCGCGCGGAAACTCGGCCGTTGAGTCGGGCGTGCCCAGTGGATTGACGCTTCCTGGAAAGTTTACAGCGTCCAAGTAGCGGGCTAGCGTACGGATCCTCGTCAGCTTGGCGCCCTCCAGGCCGTTCGGCAGGGCCAGCAGGATCGTGGTGATGGTGCCGAACAGATTGGAAACACGGATCGTGGGACGCGGTAGGCTGCCGGTGCCGGCGTACTCAAAGCCATCGGCCTCGATCGGCATCCGCTGATAGCCATTGCCAGCCCAAACGATCTGACCGTTGTTAGTCGCGTTCGTGCCGTTGTGGAACCGGTAGATCGTGTTTTCACCGTGGATTGCGGTGAACAACTCGATCTCAAACAGCTCAATGATTGCTGATGGTGCTGGCTGCTGGAGATCGGCGACAGGAAGGGGCATTACGACTCAGCAACCTGCTCAAATGTAGCGGTGATTGTATTGTTGTTGCAGTTGATCCAACGAGAGTTCCAGCGCTTACAGATATACTTGGTGGGTGCGGGTGGCATTAGGATTGGCTGGTATCCAGTCAGGCCGCCGTATTCCATCTGAACACCCATAAAGATCAGGTTGGCAGTAGACGCATTACCTGCGTAAGTGCTGGCACCACTGGCATTAGTCGTGATGATGCGCATATCTCTAACCGTTCCATTATCAGGGCGGCCAGTGATCCACATACGCCACCATTCAGCATTTACCTTGACAGCGCCCCAGTCAACCGTTGTGACGGCACCACTGGAGTTTAGTGTTGCAATGCTTGTATTGAAGTTTAGCGTGACGCCATGAAAGTTTGTCGTGCCAAAGATTTGAAACTGAACGTCACGCCCGATTGATTGCTTGACGTAAACCGATGTTGTTGTGTTAGTACTGGCTGGAACAGTATTGACGTATTGGAGAATATGCAGATTATTGGAGGTATTTGGAATAATTCCAAATGCGTTAGCTCCACCCGTGTAGCCAATGTTTCCAGTGCCGACAGTAGTCAGGTTTGTTTTTATCCAGACTGAGCGCGTAAAGTCTTCGGTGTAGTCGAACAGATTGCGCCTGTTGTTGACGCCGGTCCAGTCAAATGCCTCGGCGCCGCCCATGTCATCAAAGAACGCTTCGATCTGATCTCGCTCTGAATCCGAACGACCTAAGAAGGTCAGCGAGTACGTCTTCAGGTTTGTGTTCAGGCCAAACCGTAGGCGATGGCTATAGCCGCCATCCATGAACTTCGTTTCACGGACGCGCGGCTCGCTTGATACATCAAGCTCAAAGTCAGGGGCAAAGGTGAAGGTAGCCATCAGCGATACAGGATGCCACCAGGTCGTTTCTGGCGAATCAGCTCAGCCTGGACAGCTTCGCTGAGCGCTTTACCGAGCAGCTCGCCATCGCGCTCGCCGCTGCTCACGTCCATTTCGCCAGTGGCCATGTTCACGTTCACTACAACGCTAGTTCCGCCGCCGGTCATCTCAACCGGGATTGCCCGACCGTTTGGCAGCGGCACCACAGCCTCGGTTCCGTGCAGCGTCGCCGGATAGCCAGAGGTCGGACCCCGAGAAATGCCGCCGGTGGCGAAACCAAGGGTCGGCAATGAGGGCGAAAACAGGCCTGCAACGCTGCCACCAAAGCCAAAACTTTCGGCGGGGGCAAGCATTGGTAAAGCACTGGAAAACAGCCCCGCAACGCCACCAGTGTTAGCCGCTGGCGCCGGAGGCTTCAGCAGCTGCATGATCCACTGCGTCGCCTGATCTGCCAGCACGCGCGAGATCGTGTCAAGGAACATCTTGGCAATGTTATTGAACAGATCAGCAAATGATTGCTGCACTGTTCCGTTCCCGGTCACGATGGACGACACGGCACTGGAGAATCCGCTGGCTAGGTTGCCGCTGAACTGGTCAGACAAGTTTAATGCCAGTTCTTGTGTGTTGTTGAAGTCGCGCAGTGATTGATTCAATTCGCGCATTCGGCGCTCAAACGCTAGCGCGGGATCGGCCTGGGCTTGGGCGAGTTGCTCGGCGCCACGAATAAGACGAAGCGTGAGTTGCTCGCGCTCTTGGAATAGCTCATTGACTTGCTTGTCGTATTCGGCTTGCCCAAGCGCAGCAATCAGAACGTCCTGCTTGAGCACTAGCTGCTCGCGCAGGGCAGCTTCGGCCTTGGCTTGCTCGTTAAGTATGCGTGTCTTCTGAATCTCAAACTCAATCAGCTCTGGCTTGACGCCTTCCATCTCAAGGCGCGTGCGCGTCTGCCATTCTTGGTAGTTTTCCTTGAGCGCCTGGTTTTGATCACGCAGGGGCTGAATCAGTTGAGTGATTGCCAGTTTGGCAGATTCAGATGTAAGCGCGCCCTGCGACTTGTCGTATGCGTCCAGCATCGCCTGGGCCTGCGTCAGCTCAGCCTGCGCGCCCATCACATCGCCGCTGGCGCCAGCGGCGCGCAATGCTGCAGACGCAGCGCCAGGAGTACGGATCGTGCGATTGTTGGCGAGGGTTGTGGTGGGGGGGGGCAGTGGCTGCGCGCGTCCTTGGAACGTGCCGTGGATAATCCTGTACCTCTGGCCATCAGGGGTTTCAAATACAGTGTTATCGCCATAGCTTCCAGGCTTGCTGCTCACCCATCTAGCCCCATTTGAAAGCGAAAGCTGAGCGGAGCCGCCAAAGGCATAATCCCAAGCCCTGTGGACCCTTGCACCGCCATCCCTTGACGCTCCAAACTGTCCACCAGACACGGTAAGGCCACGCGAAATCGGCCGGCCATTGACCATAACCCACTGGTCCAGTGCACGCCTGTCGAAATAGCCACCATCCATTCTGGCTATATCGTAATGCGGTCCATACTGGTTTCTTCCGCGCGGTCCAATACCACCCTGAATGTAAACGCCAGAGACGGAAGGCCCGGAAACTGGAGAATTAACAACACCCCCAGCATCCTCCATATACATCGCCCCAAACCGTTCGCGGTTAGCGGCCATTTCTTTTGCGGATTTCACGGCCTGCTTAGCGGCTTCGACCGCATCAGACAGCGCTTGACGTTCTTGCCCAAAGCCCTGCAGCCGCTGCAGTAGCTCCTGCAGAGGGGCGACGGCATTGCGCCCTTCAGGGCTGAGCCCGGCAACAAACGTCTGCTGCCTCAGCTGATCCAGCTGTAACTGCTGCTCACGCTCGCGGCGCAGTAGTTCCTGCCTGTATTGAAAAACGCGATCTTCCAGGCGGATCTTATTTTCAGCAATCTGCTCATCTAGTCGGACCCGATCGTTGTAGAGCTGCAGGTCCAGTCGCTGCTGGCGGGCGGCTTCCTCTTGGCGTTTGCGTTCCGCCTTTTCGGCATCGCGTTCTGCTTTTTTGCTGTTTTCGTCCCCGGAGGGATCCGGGAATCCGCCGCGAGGCCTTGCGGCAGGCTGCGCTGCAGGCTGGACAGCTTTAAGCGTAAGATATTGCTCAATTTGAGCCTTAACAGAAGTCGCTGAACCGCTAAATTTTTTGCCGTCAATTACAACTTCAACGTTGCGATACCTTTGGGTTGGCTCGGCCAATCCAAAGAGTCCCGTGCTTGGCCTTGGCGCGCTTGAGTTGCGTCGCGCCGAGTCAATAAGGCGCTGCGCCTCCTCGGCGGCACTTCTTCCGCTAAAGGTTGGATTCTGGGCCTGCGCGTTTCTGAGCTGAGCAGCGGCGTTCCTGGCTTTATTGAATGACTCAATAATGCTTGCGGACCAGTTCAGGAAGCGAGTGGCACTATCCTGAAGAGTCGACCCAAGCGGGCCGAAGAGCTTGCCGAGTTCCTCGCGGAACTTATTTAGCGCAACGGTCTGCCTTGCTCCGGCCTCCTCGGTAGATTGCGCAATCTTGTCGGACGTTGATTCATACTTATTGCCAAGTGCTTCGGTGAACTTGATGACATCGTTGAGTCCGACGACGCCGTTTTGCAGATCCTTGTTAAGCTGAGGAAGGGTTCGACCCGTTGCATTTGCAAACAGGGTTACGGCTCCGGCCAGTCGTTCGCCAAGTTGGCCGGACAATTCCTCGGCCGAAACCTTGCCCTTGCTGAACACTTGACTGAGTGCCAGCAATGCAGCCTGGGCGTCCTGCGACGAACCGCCGGTAGCCTTAATGGCAGTATTGACGCCCTCAAATACAATTTTGGCGTCGCTTACTGATCCGCCAGCACCAACGACAGAAGCGGAAAGCCGCGTGAATCCACGCAAGGCGTCCTCTTGGGTGATATTTAGCCTACTCGATGCGTCGCCTACAATTTCAAGGGCTTTAGCATATTCCTGGCCGGACCCAGTAACACCCTGAAGGGCAATGCGCAGTTTCGCTAGCTCGGCAGAGTAGCTGGCCGCATCCCCAATCGCCTTCCTTACAATACCTAACTGCGCACCAATCGCAGCCCCGCCCAGCGCAGCACCAGGGCCGCCGATCACCATGCCGCCGATACCACCGATCAAGCCCTCAGGGCCGCCGAAGAACGCACCGGCGCTGATGGCGCCCGCCGACTCCAGGAACCGCTCGCCACGGGTGCTGGTGCCCAGCTGGCGGTCCAGACGCTGCATCTCACGCCCCGCCTGCTTGTATTCGCGACTGGCGGGCGCGACGGACGCCTGCAGCTGCTCCCAGGCTTGCCGTTCGGCCTGCAGTGCTCTGGTGCTACCACCGGCGGCTTGGGCGGTCTCGCGGATCCTGGCGGCAACGTCCTGGTAGCTGCGGCCAAGGGTTTGCAGCTTCGCTGTGGCACCAGATGCACCGATGCCATCAATGGAACGGAGCAGCTCAGTCGGTGCGACAGGTCCAATGGGTACGTTGTAACCCGCAGACGGCACGGCGCCAAAAGGCATTCCCGTCCGCTGCTCTTGTCTTCTCTGGTTACGCTCAATAGAACGCTGTACGGCTAGGTTGTCTGCAATGCTAGAAGAAAACGCTGCGAAACCAGACTGCCCAGATGCGCTATTGGCCCTTGTCGCGTCAGCCAGCCGCCTCCTGGCAGCAGCAAGAGCATTCGACTGCTCTGTTGAACGAGAAATATCACGCGACAGCTCACGTTCAATGTCGCGCATCTCGCGAGCGGCGCGCAGATAATCCTGTGACCCCCTTAGCAAATTGGGCAACTCCTGACTCAACTCCGACAACCGCTGCCGCAGCGCAGCAGTAGTGTTAGGCATTTGCTGCAGGTTTTCCGCCGCACCATACCCACGGGTCAGCAGCGCACCTTCAAACGCCTGGTTCGCAGCAACCACACCCGCTCGGCCAGTGCGGCGACCCAGCAATGCTTCGCGTTCGGTGATCTGCTGCAGCATCGCCAGATACTGCGAGCTACCGATCGTCAGCTCTTGCAGACCTTTTCGCAAATCACTGATCTGCTGATTGGCGCCAATCGTCGTTCGCGCCGGGGCTGCCAAGGCGGCACGGGCAGCATTTGCTGCGCTGGTCGTCTCTCTCAGCGTCGTATTCAGATCCTTGGCGGCCTGTGTTCCCTTCTTCCACTCATTACCACCTGCCGTCATCGCGCGCGTCAGCGCATCAATCGCAGACGTGGCAGCAGCAGTATTGCGCTCAGACAACCGAGACGCCGATGCCCATTCCTTGATGGACTTAACGGCATCGCCAAGCACACGATCCAGGGGCTCAGCGGTGCTGCGCAGTTCACCAAGCTGGCTCTGAAACTCATCTAGACCGCGCGTATCAATGGCGGCCTTGATGTCGAACTTGACGGTATTATTTGCCATCCTTCTTCCGTCGTGCCGCGATGGTGGTCAACGCCGCGAGTTCCATGGATCGAAGCCCGTCGTACATTTCGGGAACGTCTTCGACCTTGAATACTCTACATAACCATTCTAGTGTCTGGTAGTTCAGTCCAGTCCGCTCACCCATGGTGAAGCGCCAATCAAGGCGCAGGAACATTTCAAGGATGGGCCAGTTTTCTTCCCATACCTCAAAATGCTCCTGTTTTGCCTCTGGCTCGGCGGGGAGGATGACGCCTAATGCAGCAGCATCCTCCAGTAACGCCGATCGATCACCGCTTTCGTCACCGCCGCCTGCCCAGTGTTCGGCGGCGGCTTTCAGTTTCCCGCTTGCGCGGCACCATTGAGCGAATCCCAATAAGCCTTGGCGGCACTGGGCACAAATGCAGTGTCCTCCATCAGTTCGTCCAGCGCGCTTGCACTGAACGGAATTGCTTCGCCCGCTTCGTCGTTGTAGCCCTTCCAGCCTTTGATAACCTTTCGGAGCAGCGCAACGTTGTCCTTGGTGCTCTCTAGTTCCGTGCGGCTGATGCGCAGAAACTCAAGATCAATCGTTTCCTTATTGAAGCCCCCACCATCGGCAGGGGAGAAAACGGGGACAGGCCACAGGTAAGTAGTGACCTTTTTGCGGACAAATGCCATCAGGAATAAACGAGGTAGAAGTCGTCGTTTGCCACAGCCGGAGGTGCGGTAAACGGCAGGTTGATCATCTCGACACCGTTATCCGTCGAGTACGTCGGATTACCGAGGTCGCACTGGGGTACGACCAAGGCACAGCGGTTGCCGGCAGTGGTGCCGTGAACAAAATTCAGGCGCTGATAGGTGCCTTCCTGGAGGGCGGCGGTGAACGGGTTGAAGGCTGCCATTGTGGTCGCCTCCAGCATCACTTGGCCGCTGGCCTGCGCATCGATCAGATCCACACGCTTCACGCAGCCGATTCGCTCGCGGTAGACAACTTGGTTGCCGAAGTCAAAGGACACCATCTGCAGGCAGCCTGACTGACCGAATGCACGCAGCGCTTTCACATTGTCGTCGCGGAATACAGCGGGAACCGCTTGGTTGGCATAGGCTGTCGTATAAGTGGATTGTGCTGTATCAGTTGGCGTAACGTAAACGCCGGTAAACGTAAACTGCAAACTGGGAATTTCACCCAGATTGGCATTCAGTGCAGCGTTGCCACGGCAGCCGAGCAGCTTGTGCTGCACGCCATCAATGTTGTAGCAGATCGTAACCGACGTATCAGCAACTCCGTCAATGGTGCTGATTGGCTTAAAGGCGACGTTCGGAGCAATGCTGTATCCACTGCTGGCGCCAGGGACGAACAGGCCGCTGAGCGGAATGACTGTCGCGACCTTGCTTGTGCCGTTATATGCCGTGATTACGCCGGAAGCGCCATTGCCGGTGCCGGACGTGATCGTGATAATTTGGCCGTTGTAAAAGTTGTCAACCGCAGACGTGCCGGCAGCAGCAAGCGTGATTGATTCGCTACCACCGGCTTGCGCAGAACCGGTCAGAGCGGAACCGGTTACGGTTTGCGAAGTGCGGCAAGCGCGAAGCAGATCCGCATAGCGAGGAGCAGTGCCGGCAGAGCCGGAACCAGCGAACTCAACGCTGAACGAAATGCCAACTTGAGTGTTGGAAATCAGCCCTTCGTATGCGCCCATGTAAGGACGAATAACACGGCGCTGGGTGACATCGCCAGACAGCGGCGTAAGCTGAATGTCATCGTTGACGAACAGGGCATTTGACCCGTCCGGGGACGAGTCGGTGCCGTAATTGCTGCCTTCAGTCTTTACGAGGACGAGGCGCTGTTTTGATCTGAGGGGCATCTTCGGCGGGCTCGGGTTCGACTGGTTCGACTGGAGAGGCAACCTCGTCCGACACCACGCCGGTTACTTCGGCGGGATTATTGGTATCGACGATGAAAATGTTGGGTTGTGCCATGGTTAGAGTCTAGGCGCTTGTGAGCGCAAACGTGTCATGGCGATACCAGATTCTGTACGACGTGATGATCACGCCATCGGTCGCCGCAAACTGGAAGTCATCCCCAAGCAGTTCAACGTCGATCGCCAACCCGCCGAGGTTCTGATCGTTTGGAGCAATTAACCTAGGATGCAAGTCAACCAAGATTGGATCCGCAGCCTGGTCTGGCACGTCCGCGTGAACCAGAATTGCGATCTTTACGGTAAGGCGCCGATCGGTTTTACACATCCCGCCAATCGGCTCGGCGGGGTCGGCGATCGGCTCAACAATCAGACATGGCATTTCACCACGCGAGACAGCTTCTGCGCGCGAGCGGTAAACACGCTGGTTGATTCCATCGGTTGCAGAAAGGCGGGTTGCAATCTCGGCAAGAATCTGCTCGCGGATGCTGGCTGTCATGGCTGGCTAGGATCGTCGCGGGTGTGCTCCATCGGCACCACGTCGACGGTTTCGACCTGCTCTTGCATGCGCGCTTCAAGTTTAATGATGGCCTGTTCCCTGATCTCCGGAATGGCCCGCGCAGCGCGGATGTACGGATTGATCATGATGCTGCAATGCGTTCAAGGACTGCTGTTGACGGCGCCTTGGTGGCACCCCCAAGGAACACATTGACCGGGTGGTTGACCACGATCAGGTAGGGATCCCAGGCCGCAGGGGGTTCACCAACGAAGTTCAGGTGCCAACCGTTGAGCACCTCCGGCGGAGTGATGACGTCGCCGGTCTCGGGATCCCATTCGCCACCACGGGTAATGGTTCCGACCTCCACCAGGCTGTGCGTGTGGCTGTCGGTGATGAGGTCGTCGTCCTCGGTGACCAGCCCCTCAGCAGCAGCCAAAGTGCGGAAGGTCTCGCGATCGGGGAAGCGGAAACAGTACATAGGTGGGGTAGTGAGAAGGGCTAGTGGGGTTACTGGGTTATGGCTTGGAGCGTGGAGTTGGATAGGCGCTGGGGCCAGTAGGTGAGGCGGCGGATGTGGCCATTGAGGTGCGACGAACTACTGTGTGAGCCAATTCCAAGCCTATCTATACCGACTGGTAGATTCCCGGAAGTGTCTGTCGTCGGAGCGGCTCCGTTATAAGAACGAGCGTAATCATTGACACGGTAGGCAAATGCTGCTCGCTTTTGCTCGTTGACTAGTGGAGTACCGAAGTCTACCGCGATAGGGCCACTAGACGAAGTGTAAATACTATGCAGTAGTTGTGTCGGGGCTCCATTCCAAATCCATTGTCGATGCCAATCTGTATTTACTTGTGAAGAGTTTTCAAAACCGTAGAAAGATCTGAGGGCAGATGATACAAACGGATACTCCTTCGCATCCGCAAACACCGTACCCTCATCCTGCCGATACCACGAACTAAACGCACTGCCCGTAATACTTGCCACGTCAGCAGCACGGGTGACGGCAGTTCCAGAAGTTGGAATCACGCTCCTAGCAAACGCGCCCTGCTCTAACTGGGGCAGGCCGATGCGGAGGGTGAAGTCGTAGGCTCCAGTAGCAACCAACACAAGCACTGCTTGCTGTAAAGCGGTTGAAGCGTTGCTATTTGTCCGCGTCACGGAGATCCTCTGAGAGGCAAGTGGTGCCGACGTTACCGTGTTAATTGGAACAGAAGTAACAGCGCTCACTGCGCCACCCGAGTCAGCTTCGTAATTAGCAAACTGCATCGGAGCGTTAGCGAACGAACCCCCGACAAGGCGGAAGTAGGCGGATGCTGTCCAAGTTTGTCCATTTAAAGATGGATGACCACTTACCCCATCGATGACGAATGATGTCTGATCGGTATTTGCTCCAGTAAATCTAATGTCGATGTATGCGATGCCGTTCTCGCTGCCGGTTGAAATAACGCTTGCCGTGGCCGTACCGGAAGAGAACCGGCTCCAATTCGTTGGCAGCGTCCCCGGCGTCCCGGCCACCGCCCCAACCATCGTGTTGTTGCGGATGCTGTTCGTCCGTTGCTCCTCCACCAACAGCCCCAGGCTCTCGCCCGTCACGGGGTTGTGGTCAAACCGTGGCACATCCGTGGATGCCGTCTGCAGCACCACTGCGCTGTCAAAATAGGTGCCGCTGCTGGCCCTGGTGAACGTGATCAGGTTCTGGTTGCTGACTGCATCGACCAGGGACTTGTTCTCAGCAAAGCGCAGGTCAAGGCTTGGTACAGCAGCAGCGCTTTTCCAGAGGGGATTGCGAGCCCATGGCGGCACTGACAAAACGCCACGCAAGCTCGGAACCGTGATGCTCATGTCGTCACCTCGCCGGTCACGATAAATTCATTGGTACCAATACAAATAATGTTTATGACTGCATACCTGTAAGCTGACTTAAACGCTGAACCGCCAGATTGAAGCGTTACACCAGCGCCAGCCTGAACAGTAATCTGCCCAGTGCCGACTTGCACAATCATGCAGTCATAAACACTGCTAAGTCCCGCAGGTACAGTGATAGTGACGGCGCTGCTGCTGGTAAACCGCCCGATCTTGCTGCGATTTGCCTCTTGCAGCGTGTGCGTGGTTCCAGCGACATCGAAAAACTCAGATGCGCCCGGGGGGCCTTGTACCCCAGGTGTTTGCAGAGTAAACTGAACAGTAGTTGAATCTGTCACAGCAAGTACAACGTCGCTCATTTTTTAAGCCCGTGACAGGGTTCGCTCAACCATGACGGAACCGCTCAGATAGTAATAGCGCTCACCGCCTGGTGCTGTCATGTACAAATCATAGCCATACATTCCAACGGCCAGCCCTGCAGTGGTATCTGCAGTCAATGACATCTCAAAGCTGCCATCTAACGGCGATCCAACAGAAATGGTAAATGTAGCAATCTGGACCAAGCTGGAAGTATCTCTAATGTCTGAATCCAGCGTATATCCCGTCAGATTGACGGGCTTCGAAGCAGTATATGCAACGCTATAGTTTCCATCGGGCTTTTCGGTCAGCGCGATTGCCGATCCGCCGCTTGTCGCTGATACGCGAAAGGCGGAACTTGTAAGCCCGGCTGAAATCACATAGTAGATTTCATTGGCGTCTAATCCGCACGGCAGGCTTCCTGCTGCAGTCAGAATCACTTTGTCGCCTGCTTGCAGCCCGTGGCATTCACTGGTAAACGTCGGAACCCCAGATGCTACCGACATGGTTGTAACAGGCTTTGGAGAATGAGTCGCCCGAAAAGAGCCCCGCCAAGTGCTGTTTTGCAGCAGTCTGATGTCGTAGTTCGCTGGATACAGCATCAGTTCTGACCGATCTGCAGTTCAATGAAATGCTGTTCAGCGCTGGCTGGCGTGTAGCCAGATGCTGTAGTCAAGATGCCAAACAACGAGCTAGTGGCTGCGTCGCAGACAAACGGCAGATTTACAAATGTAGAAAGTGCGTTTGTGCTGTCGGAACCGGTGCCGCCAGTGCTGTGCGCAAAATCAATGAAGCCGATCCTGGTGCTGCGATTGGCAAACAGAAGAGCAAACTGAGCATTATCGTTGACTGCAGATGCTGTACCAGCTCGGTACAAATGAAGCCTAAACGAAGCAATGGCGGTGCTGTTTTTGAGGTGCCTAGCCGAAAGAATGACGCCACTTCCGCCTAGCGCTCGTGCTGAACCGGTAAATTCGATTAACGCTGGAACGCTGGTGCTGTTGCTAACGGCATCCAGGGCCGAGTACGGCGTCGTGTCACTTGGGCGCGTGAACAGTGCGCTGGCAGCAACCTGGAAGCCGCTTGCGGGCTGAGCCGCCGGATAATAGATGTCGTGAAGCTGCTCCGCGTCAACCGGCTTCCTAACGCGGATTGCGGAAACAAGGTTAGTCATGGTTTGATTCTAGTCGCCCGCCTGAGATCAAACAGCTCAAACAACGGCCCCAGATCGTCATCAGCCCAGGACTCGCCGGTGACCTGCTCCGCCAGCTCGCGCACACGGCCCTCCAGCGCTTCGCCGGTCGGCAACTGGATCAGCTCCGGCAGGCGGCGATCCACCTCGCGCAGGATTGCGGGCGCAGCCGCCAGTAGGCGGCGCTGCACCCAGCGCTTGGCCAGCGGCTTGATGACGGCTTCGGTCATGCCGAGGGTGAGGAACACCAAGGCGGCGTCGAGGAGGTAGCGCATGACCGTGGGGGATGTAACCGTGACTACGAGAGCGGCTGCTGCACCGTGCCGCTGCTTAAGTCCCAAGGTTGCTCTGCAAACTCGCGCATGGCCTCGTCAATCTCGACGAGATCAACGGCCTTGCCGATGCTGTAGACAAGACCGATGTCAGGCTGTTTCTGTTGCTTAGTGATGCAAGTCATGGGATAGCGGCTCCAAACGCGTTGATCAGGGTGGTGACGCGGGCATCCAGCAGGGCGAGGTCCAGGGATTCGCCGATGGAGTAGGAGGCTAGGCGG